TTACTCGAACAGCCTATCAAGCATAGCGTTAAAAAGCTTAGTAAGATTATTCTCCCCACGCTCAACCTCCTTATAGATGTATTCTTTGACCTTTTGCACTCTCACATTTTCCGCACTTTTTGCACGACTTGCCTCAAAAGAAAGCTTTAAAGCCTTTTCATTTTCAGCCTTTAAGTAGGCTAAATTCTGCATTAATTGCTTATTGGTATTAATCGTAAGCCTTAAACTATCCTCAAGCCTTGCATTTTCACTCTTTAAAGCCTTGATGTAAAAAAGAGAACTCAAACAAGCAAGAGCCAAAATCCCCACAGCCAAATAGCTCTTAACTCCGCTCATTTTTCTCCTTTAGCATAGCCTCTAAACGAGGATTTAGGCTTATTCTTCGATTAAGCTCACTCAAATCCCCATCTATCTTGCCTAATTTCTCATTTGCTCCAGCACAATGAAGCTCGATAAATTTCATCATATTCTGGTTATTTTCCTTTAAATTCTTTATCTGCTCTTTAGCTAGAGTATTACTCTCCTTTATGCCCTCTTTAATCTCCTCTATGCCCTTAACCTGCTTTTCTTGCCTTACTATGATGATATTTTGTTGTTGTTTATATAAATGTGCGACTATATAAACAAGCACCACCACAAGCAAAGCCAAAAGCCCAGTTGAGGACAAAGAGCTGATTAACTGCCCTTGATTGATTAATTCTACCGCACTAGAACCCATTTTCTCCCCTTTATTCTAACTCATCTTTTACCACTAGCTCGACCATATCTAAATTTACGCCTCGCATTAGCTCATAAAACTCCTTGCAAGCCGCTCTACTTCCTCCAATGCTTTCATTACTTGCCTTTGTCTGCCCAAGTAAAATGCAGCCCTGCGTATCTTTGTCTGTGTTTCCCCAGTGTATCAAAATATGCCTTTCATAAGGCACTAAGTCATTATATACATTTAGCATTTGATCTTTTTCGTTGCCTGTAATTTTCCTCAAAGTTGCCTCAAACCTACTTCCTGGGTGTCTTTTTAGCTTATACACCCCAGCGGGAATTCTTAAGTCCTTGCCACTTTCAAGCCCAGCCGTATCCTCTTGCAAAGCAAAGCACTCAAAGAGCATTTCGCTATTTTCATCATAAACCTTAAACTTGCCAATAACGCAAGATTTCCCCTGATACCTGTTAATAATTTCTATTTTCATTTTATACCTACCTTTTTACCTACTTTCATCAGGCGAAGTAAATTCGCCTTAAAGTAGCAAACCTAAAGGCGTCCCCACCCTTTTGCTAACGCAAAAGCCCCGAGTTACGCCCAGAATTTTCTAAGCCCAGTCCGTCCCAAATGCTTCGCATTTGCCTTGTTTAGCCTTTAAATTTGCTTTTAAGAAATCAAAATCTTTCATAACGAGACGCTTTGACCCTTTAGAAAACCCGTTAGGGTTTAAGTTTCTAAAGTGGGCAACCGCGCCTAAGTTGAAAGCGTTTTGATTTTCGCCTAAATGCACCCCTTTAGTAAAGATTTAAAATAAGCACCTTAAAAATTTCATCTTAAAACAATTTTTTGCAAAATCTTAGAAAAAAGTTAAAAAGAAAAAAAGGGTTAAGAAAGGCAGTTTTTAAGCTAAATTTAGTTAGAATTTGTGCGTTTAAGTTGCTAAACTCGGTGGAGAAAGGTGGCTAAAATGGATTTATGGATTAAGATTTTAAAGCTTATCGTAGAGACATTAAGGCTAATTAAAGAGATTTTAACACTCTTTAACTAACCCAAACCATTTAACGAATTATAGAGTAGCCTTACTTAGCTTATCCTTAAACAATACTTACTGCCGATTTGTAAGGCTCTCGGCTTAAAGCAAATTATGCGTTTTTTCCAAATTTTCCTTTAAATTCTCCAGCGTTTCGCCATATTTATCAAAGATTTCATCATCATTTATAAGTTCAAGCACTAATTCTAAGCTGTCTTCATTTAAATGATAAAGCTCCTCGCAAATCACCCTAGCCTTAACAACCCTATTTTTCATCAAAGGCGTCATTTCCACCCTTTAAAATAGCATTTAAGCTTATGAAACTTATCCACCCAGTGATAAAAGATAAAGCAGGTTAAAGCATTGACATTTAAAGCTTTTAAATGCTTATAAAAAACCAAATCCGCCCTTTTATAAGCCTCTTTTATGCTTGTTTCATGCATTGCACGGCTGCATAGATAATCATGCAGCACGCAAGCGCTAAAATACTCACTTTTATAAGGAGGATAAAAACTCCAAAAAATGCGTGGTATACTTGCTCCATCAGTCGTGTAACCTTTCGGCACGACCCCACTTATAAACTCATTTTCATTTAGCTTTATTTGATAGCTAAAATCCTCCCAAACCTCAAATTTATACCTATCATAAGGCTTTACAACAACCCTTTTTAAACTCATTTTTTATACCTTTTTTTACCTACTTTCATCAGGCGAAGTAAATTCGCCAACCCAAATTTTGCCTTTTAAACTTGCTACACCCAAAGCCCACGCCGTGTCTTTGAATTTGCTTTCCTAGCTTATTTTAAACTTTCCTAAGAAAATCAAAATCTTTCATAACGAGACGCTTTAAGCCTTTCAAGTTTCTAAAGTGTCTTAACCGCGTTGAGTGTGAAAGCGTTTTGATTTTCGCTCAATCTGCCGAATAAGCACCTAAACAAAGCGTTTTAAATTTCACCTTAAAGAGTTTTAGCTCTTGTCTTAATTTTGCAAAATCTTAGAAAAAAGTTAAAAAGAAAAAAAGGGTTAAGAAAGGCAGTTTTTAAGCTAAATTTAGTTAGAATTTGTGCGTTTAAGTTGCTAAACTCTGGAGGCTTATGCTAAAGGAGGTAAGATGGGTGAAATTATTGCTTTTGTAGTAGTTTTAATCGTCCTTATTTTAGCCCTTAAAAGCTAAAATAAGAAACTAAATATAATCTTAAAATTATACTTTGCTCCGCTTAGTTTAAACTTAAACGCTTTTATTTTTAAGCCTCTTTAGCGGAGTAAAGAGGCCCTTAACGCCTTTCAAAAAGAAAATTCACAAAGCAAAAGCCCACCAAAGCACTCACGCTATAAACCAAAGCAAAAAGCCCCGTGATTTTTAAGCACTCTAGCACATCATCAAGCCCAAAAGTGGCAACCACCTCAAACACCTTTAAAACTCCACAGCTATCTTTTCAAGTGCAGCCACGCTTTTAGCCTTTTCGACCCTATCTTTTAGCTCTCTTGCCTTCATCGTGTGTAAATTTACAGCATTAGCCATAATCCCACCTAAATTGATTAAATCCTCCAAAGTGAAACTTACAGCCTCATTATCCTTAGCTATCCATTTAAAGCCCTGCGGCACTTGTTTGGTTATGCTAAAAAGTGCAGTCGTGGAAGTTAGCAAATTTCTATCCTTTTCCCCACTTTGAAAAGTCTTACCTTTATACTCCACACCTCCATTTATAGCCTCGTCCCTTTTTTGTGTAATTTCTCTTTTTTTAAGCTCTTTTTTGACTTCTAAAAGCTCACTAGGCTCTGCATTTTCAAGCCACTGGTTAAAATAAGGATGCGTCAAAGCCCATTCCCAATTTGCCTTTATACTCTCTACACTCAAATCCGCCCACAGCGTGCTTAATTCTACATTTTGCATTTTTGTCATATTTATCCTTTCTATTTAATTTACTTTTTAACGCAAAAATTGCGATTTTTGCTAAAAGTAACTTCTCAAGCGATAGCGTTCGCACCTCGTGGGACGAAAACGCACAGCGTTTGAAGTAAAAAACCTAAAGGCGTCCCCACCCTTTTGCTTACGCAAAAGCCCCGAGTTACGCCCACAACTTTCTAAGCTTATTTTAAATCTTGCGTAATGAGGTAATTTAAGCCTTTAGAAAAGAAAGCTTTTAAGCTTTGGGGTTTCTAAAGTGCTTAACTCTTTGCAAATGCTTTAAATTTCCTTTTAAGCACCTTTTTGAATTCTCACCTAAACTTTCCTAAGAAATTTAAAACCTTTCATAACGAGGCAATTTAGCCCTTTAGAAAAGAAAGGCGAAAGCCTTTCAAGTTTCTAAAGTGGATAACTCTTGCCGAGTGTGAAAGCGTTTTAAATTTCACCTTAAAGAGTTTCTAAACTCAACCAAGCCAAAATTCCCCTAAGTCCTATTACCATAAAAGCACCAGCTACCATGAGCTGACCACACATTAACCGCTTGATTGGCATCATTTCCAGCCCCGCGTGAGTAGCCATTTCCAGCCACGGTGACTAAGGATCCTCTAATTATGGCTAGTGCGTCCGCTTATGGTGATGTTTCCTATATAAGCACTTGAGGAGGTGACTATAAACACGCCGTTATGGCCGCTATTTCCGCTTATGGTGATGTTTTCTATATAAGCACTTGAGGAGGTGCCTATAACCACGCCGTTATAATTATTATTCCCCCCGCTTAGGATTAAGTGCTCCACATAAGCCCTAGAGTTTTCACACACACAAAAGCCTTCATTAGTAGCGGCACTTTTGATAATCTCTATCTTATGAGCCAAAAGCTGTGAGCCATCATCTGTGAAGATGGTATATCCCCCAGCCGTGCCACGCGCCCTAGTTGTTAGCAAACTATCATCAAGCTTTAAATGCTCTATAAACACCTTACTTCCAAAGCGTGAGTAAATATAATTATTAAACCAACACGCATTTTCCGTAAGCTCCTTAGCCTTCGCCTTTAAATTTAGCTTTTTAATGCTTATTTTAGAATTATCTAAATAAAGCTTGACTAGTAAGCCATTATCCGCATGCATATTTTCCCTACTAAAATCGCACATTATCGGCACATCAAAATTCTTTTGCGTTAAGATGATATGAGATAAGTCTATATGATAAAGCCCTATCGGCTCGACCCACTCCCAGCCCTCTTGGATCTCCACAACGACCCTATTTTTTTCACGCGTTACATTTGCAGGTATGCTAGGGGAGTATTTTAAAGCTAGGTTTAAAGCCTCTTTTAAAGAGGCGATTTCCCCATTATCGGCGTTATTTCCTACTTTGATTAAGATTTGATTTTCGTCCGTGATGAAAAGGCTTTCCAAAGCCCTGATTTTCTCACCAAGCTCGGCCTTACTTGCATCAAGTGCCTCTAGTGCCTGTGTTTTTTTAGCTTCAAGCTCATTTTTGCACGCTTCATTTGCCTCATTGATCTTAACCAAAGCCCCGTCATACTTGCTTCTTAAATCCTGCAAAGCCTCACTACTTTGCCTTAAATCCGCCTCGATTTGCGTTAAATTTTCACTCATTTTTTTACCTCCTTTTTTTTATTAAAAACTACCCTAATTTGCCTAAAATCCGTCAGGGTTAAGGCACTTTCCAAAGAAATTTAAAACCTTGCGTAATGAGGTAATTTAAGCCTTTAGAAAAGAAAGGCGAAAGCCTTTCAAGTTTCTAAAGTGCTTAACTCTTGCCGAATTAGCAAGCGTTTTAAATTTCACGCTTAAAGATTTTGAATTCTCGCCTAAACTTTCCTAAGAAAATCAAAATCTTTCAAAATGAAACGCTTTAGCCCTTTTGAAAAGAAAGGCGATAAGCCTTTCAAGCTTCAAAAGTGGATAACCGCGCCTAAGTTGAAAGCGTTTTGATTTTCCCTTTAAGCACCTAAAAAACCTTTAGTTTTCACTCAACAACTGCTTCGCCTAAATTCACCACGCCTTTTTCCATTAAAAGCCTTTCAATGTCAAAGATGTGAGACCAAACCGCACCCAAATTATTCCTAACGCTTTCTTTTAGCTCCTCTTTCGCCTCCTCTTTTGTCTCGTTGATTTCAGCCTTAATGCTCTCTTTTTGGCTTTCAAAATCAGCCCTTGTCATATCCACAAAGGACTTAAAGCCCTCAAATTGTGCGATAGCCTCGTTTAAAGTGTGCGTAAATTCCGCTTTTTTCTCCCCATAAAGCGTTTCAAACTTAGCGATGAGCGTAGCCGCTCTTTCTAGCCTTGTGTCTATGCTATCTAATTCTAGCCTCAAAGCCTCGACCCTAGCTACAAAGAGCTTAATCTGCTCTTTATCGTGTGCGATGTTGTTTTCTGCTTCGATTATCTCGTCTCTAAAACGCTCAACACTTTGCATAATTTCACGCGCATTATTGACCAGTTCTTCGAGCTTTGCACTTTTAAGCTCCATAAGCTTTAAATGAGCTTTTATAGTCTCTTTTACATCTTCATTAAGCTCGGCAGTGCTTTCTTTTATGGCTAGAGTGTCGTTATAAACGCCTCTTGTATCCTCTAGGATTTTATTTGCCTCACTTAAAACAAATTCATAGCCTTTTTTAAGGCTCTCGTGTGTTTTAAAGAGACCATAAACAGCCAAAAGGGTTAGTTTCACTTGCTCTAGCCAAGCGGTATTTTTATCTAGGGCATTTTCAAGCTTTTTTAATAATTCCGCTTCACTTAGTTCAGGCTTTTGCGTGTCAGCCTCGCCGTCAATAGCCTCGCCTTGATTTAAATCCGCTTGCGTGTTCCCGTCAGTCGTGCCGCTTCCGTCAGTCGTGCCGCCCTCTACCGCACCGCCTTGATTTAAATCTCCGCCCTCAGTATCCAAGCCGCCGCCGTCAGTCGTTTCAGCCTTTAAAACTTCTTTTAACTCGCTCACTTTTTACCTCCTTTAAAAAATTCTCCATATTTATACACCTTTTCAAACTCGTCTTTGTCAAATTCATTGCTTTTTAAATACTCGTAAGCCTTTCTATTATTGATGAAATTATTCCGTCCCTCCTCGCCTAAAGCCTCAAAGATTGTCCCCTCATCATAACCCTTACTTTTTAAAACCTTTAGGGCATTATTTTGCCTTTGAAAAAAGTTTTCATAAATGCTTAAAGCCTTTTGCCTTGTCGCCTCGGCGTTCAGTCCTCCGAAATTCAAAGCCTCCGTCATTCTCGCTCTTTCTTTTTGCGTGCCTCCGCTTCTTAGCTTGATGGCGTTTAGGTAGTTTCCATAAAGATTACTTTCATCAAAAATGCGTTGTTGATTTCCCTCATCAGCACTAAAAATGAAATGATTAGTCATATTACTCCATTTTCTTGCTAGATGGTTTTGAATTCCGCTTGTTTCGTTTGAGTTCGCTACTATGCTATTTAAGTTTTCAAAAGCGTTATTAAGCTCTTTTAACTGCTCGTAATCCTTATCGCCATTTAGCCTTTTTACCCTAGCACCAAATTCGCCTTTAAGGCTTAGGCTATTTTCGCCGTTTTCGCCTCCTACAATGACGCTTTTATCTTTCATCGCCTCGTTTAAAGCCGTGCTATTTAAGCCCATTTTCTTTAAAGCATAGATGTCATATAAGCTTAATTCTTTCTTTTTTATCTTTTCATCTAAAATTTTGCTTCCCGTGCTTACATTAGAAGGCAGATTAAGCACACGCGGAGGGGACGGCTCGTTTTGCTCTTGCAGAGCTTCTTTATTTGCCTCATCTAAGGCTTTGATATTTTCATCTAGCTTTTCATTTTCTGTGTTTTGAGCGTTTTCCTCTTTTAAAAAGCTTTCTAAACTTGGTTTTTTAGGCTCTTGTTCCTCAAAAGCCTCTTCGCCTTTATGTCTTAAAACTAAATCACTCATTAAATTACCTTAAATACTTTCTTATTGGCTAAATCCTCGCCGTTCTCAAAGCCTATTAAATTGCTCATTATCTCGCTTATATGTCTTAATTCATTATTTAAATTCATAGCACTTAAAGTAAGGCTTTGTAAAAAGGCTTGTTCCTTGATGAAATGAGAGTTGAAAAAGCCCTCCGCTAAGTCAGCATTTATCTTTAAAAGTGCCTCACTCGTGCTTTCTAAGTGGTTTTGCTCTAAAAATTCCTTAGTCGCTCTTTTACTTTCAGCACTTACCTTGCCTCTAAAATACTCATCATTTAAAAAGCTATCTTTTAAAAAATGCAGTGAAAAGGGCTTAAACACCTCTACGCTATTTTTTGCGATATAGCTTTTAAGTTCCTCATCAGCCTTGATTTCCACCGCTCTTTTTACGCTTAGATCAAGCTCATTTAAGGCCGTGTTTAAAGCCTCTTTTTTAGCCTCTTTTTCGCTTTCAAATTCTTTGATTTGCTCTTTTAAAGCCTCTTTATTTTCAGCGATAAAGCTTTCTAAGTTTTCAGCCTCTAAGAAGTCCCTTGCTATTTGATTAAAGCTTTCTTTATTTTGCTTTAAAAACTCCCTAGCTATTTTTTCGCTTTCATTTTCTAAATTGAGATTTTTCAAAACAAGACTTAAAAGCTCGGTTTTATTTTCGCCAAATAAAGCCGTAGTTTTTTCGCTTATTTGATTATCCATACTTGCCTTAAGCTCGGTAAAAGCATTAAGGCTCGTTTCTGTTATTTTGTCATTTTGTGCTTTTTCAAGCTCTTTAAAACTCCCGCTTAAAAGCTCTTTAGCCTTAGCTTCGTTAAATTCCTCACGCACCTGGCTTATTAGCGTGTTTATCTGCTCTATTTTAGCGTTTATATCATTTAATGCACTATGTTCGTAGTTCATTTTCGACCCTTACCCTGATTACACTTTTAAGAATACAAAAAGCTTTAAGAAATTTAAAACCTTTCATAACGAGGCAATTTAGCCCTTAGTGGATAACTCTTGCCGAATTAGCAAAGACTTTAAATTTCCTTTTAAGCACCTTTTTTTCAATTCTCGCCTAAACTTTCCTTTAAAAAAGCTTCAAAAAAGCCTTTTGAAAAGATTACTTTCTAAGAATTTAAAAGCTTTCAAGTTTCTAAAGTGGATAACTCTTTGCAAAGACTTTAAATTTTGTCCTAAATTCACTTTCCAAGAGAATTGCAAAAATTAGCGTAATGAAACGCTTTAATCCAAATGAAAAAACGCTTTTAAGCGTTTAAGCTTCATTTGTGATTAACCGCGTTGAATAAGCAATTTTTGAATTCTCGCCTAAACTTTCCCTTCTTTTAAAAAACTCTCACAAAACAAAACCATCTTATTCCTTACTGGAGAAAATCCCAATGGTCGCAAAGTCGCTATTATCATACACGCTTAAAACCCCGTTCGCACTTTCAAAACGACCTTTACTAACGGCTAAAAGCCTATCCGCTCCGCATATGATTTTACGCCCTGCATCCTCGCTCTCGCTTACATAAAAATTCACTTGCTCATTCCCCACTAAAACAAGCGCAGAGGCTCCTATTAAAAAGCCTATTGACACCGGCTGGGCGTCAGCGTAAGAAGACGGAGGGGTTATTTTTTTATGATTTGGTGCGTAGATATTAGCCTTAAAGTCCGCATCGCTAATTTCACTATTTAAAAAGCCGCTTTGCATCTTAGTCCATACACCCATATCAATAACTGGGCATTCATCGATTAAGCCTACTAAGCCTGTGAAAAGATTATTTTTATCTCCTCTTACGCCTACTTTTTGCATAGCCACCCACTCTGGGTCGTTTTTAAGCTGGTTGATTTGATAGCTATCAAGTAAGATGATGTAAGAGTAATTTTGTATGCTAATGCCTCCTTGAGTATGTTGCGTGCTTCTTATAGGCTTGATAGGAAAGGCGTCTTTGTTTTTGTAGTTTTTGCCTGCTCTTGCCATAAAAATAGCACGGCGTAAGGCTTTGACATTTAGCACATCTCCTGCTACGATTTTCTTACTAGCATTTGGCACGCTTGTTTCTTTACTCGTATCTTTAAAGCCATCATTTGCATCACACACTACGCAGTTTGTGATGTCATTACTCAAAGCCGTAACAAAATAACGATCCCTTTTATCGACTATCCAGTCCGTCAAACTATCGGTCGCTTCTTTGATGAAGTCGATTTGCTGGATTTTGCTATATTGCTTAATCGGGCTTTTTAAGGCATTTCCTATCACTTCAGGGAATACCGTCTGACTTAAGATTTCCAAATTATCGAAATTTGTATCAAAGTCCGCATTTCCCTTAACTCCGCTTCCTGTTAATTGTGCTTTTAGTCTAGGTCTGTAAGGCTGGTCATCTTGGACTTTATAGGTTCTTATCCCCCTATCATTTCCAGCCCCTACAAAAGGCTGCCAAATGCTTTTTTTCCAAGAGGCTTTTTCTATAACCTTACCTATATTTACGCCAACGCTAGGATCATTTTTCCAGTCGCTAATATTAATTTTATTTAAATCACTCAATGGCATTTTCACTCCTTTTAATATTCAGTCATTATTTCACTAGGTAAGAAGTAAAGCACTCTTAAAGCCACCTTACCGCTTGCCACCTCATTGGCCAATTTAAGCTTCACAAAACTCACTTCCTTAGTTTCGCAGACCTTAGCACTTACGCTGATGCTTTTTTGATTTAAGTCTAAATCATTGATAAAAAAGTCCTGCGTATCGTTTAAACCTACATCAAGCGTTCCCGCAACTTGCTCTAAAACTTCCAAGCTTACCTGTAAAACCTCCGCACCTCTAGGTAAAACTAGGGCTTCATACTCCGTCCCAACGCTATCTAAATCAACAACGATTTTAGAAAGGTAAGAGACATGCTTTACTCTTTGTTGATACATCTTTACTCCTTTTTATAGTCTATTCATAGGCATATCCTCACTGCCTACACTGCTTACACTTGCATCTGCTTCGTTAGCTTCAAGCTCACGCGGCAAATGCTCCTCCTCATCGCCCTTTTTATTTCTCATTTGATAAATCTCATAAAGGGTCGTAAAAAAGTCTTTCGGCTCTAATTTGTCTAATTCTTTTTTGTATTTTGCACCTAATTCCTCCTCATAAAATTCCATTAACGCAGCCATATCAGCGTCTGGGTGTGCTTCTAAGAATTCTTTTTGTGCCGCCTCAATGCCTTGCATTTGCTTTTTACCCTCGATATCACTTTTTAAAGTGTCCGCCCTTTGCATTTTAGCCCTTAAGCCCTCGTTTAAAAAGTCATTTTGCATTTGCAAAATTTTCATTATAAAGGCCTCTTTATCCTCGAAAAATAGCTCTTCGCTTTCCTCGTCTAAATTCTGTGCAGCGTATTTAGCGAAATCTTGCTCCAAACTAGCCTCCGCTTGGCTTATCTCATTTTCTAAAGCACTTAATTCCTCTTCCTGTGTGCTTGTGCTAAAGTCCTCACTCATCTTAACTCCTTTCTTTCTAATGTTCTTTTCATCGGCAAAATTTCGATTTTGCCTAAAAGTAACTTCTCAAGCGATAGCGTTCGCACCTCGTGGGACGAAAACGCACCGCGTTTGAAGTAAAAAACCTAAAGGCGTCCCCACCCTTTTGCTAACGCAAAAGCTCCGAGTTACTCCCAGAACTTGCAAAGCCCAATCCGTCGCTTTTTCCAGAGCAAAAGCCGTGTTTAGCTTTTAATTTACTTTCCTAGCTTATTTTAAACCTTATGCAATGAAGCAATTTTTTCCAAATGAAAAAAGGCGTAAGCCTTTAAGTTTCATTTGTGAAAAACTCTTGCTGAATAAATAAGGGTTTAAAATAAGCCTTTAAAAAGTCTTTTAAATTTCCGCAAAAGCAAATTCGCCTTTAATTTTGCAAAATCTTAGAAAAAAGTTAAAAAGAAAAAAAGGGTTAAGAAATGAGGCTTTTTAAGCTAGTTTTAGTTATCATTGCATTGTTAAGTTGAAACTCTGGAGGCTTATGCTAAAGGAGGTTAAAAGATGACTGAAATTATCGCTTTTATGGTAGTCTTAGTTGTCCTTATCTTAGTTATAAAAAACTAAGATAAGAGCTAAAAGTAATTTCAAAAAAATTATACTTCACTCTGCTTAGTTTAAACTTAACTTGACTTTTTAAGCCTCTTTAGTAGAGTGGGGAGGCTAGATATTCCACCTGCTTTCATAATAGCTTTTTTTTCTTAATTTTTGCATAGGACTTTCCTCACAAAGCTCATTTTCGTCAATGTGAGGGCTTTTCACTTCGCTCAAACTCATCGCACTGGCTATGCAATCTATGCAGTCATCTTTTCTAAAAGGCTTAGCAGGATTAAAGCCTAGCAATTCTTTTTTTATCTGGCCTAAACCCTGTGCCGTGTTTAAAAAGAGCAAAGCACCGCTATTATAATAAGGCTTCATCGCCTTGATTTTCTCCACCTTGCTTATTTTTCTATTTGCGTTGTAAGGAATTATTTCATTTGTGATGATTTCTAAATTTTGCCTTTTAAGCTTTTCATTGACCTTTACGATTTCTTTATTTAAAAGCCGTGTTAAAAGAATTCCCCCGCCCTCGTTTTCGATGTAGCATTTTGCTTTTTTGTATTTGATTAAGGCTTCTATTATCACGCTTAGAGTTTTTTCCTCGTCCCAAACGCCGTAAAAGCAGTCTTTTATAATGTAACGCTCCATTTGCTCGTTTTTATCCACGCCTATGACTACAACGGCCCTATTATCTGCGTTTTGCTCTACGCTTAAAGCATTATCGATGAACATATATTCATTATTTGCGTTCATTTCATAGCTTGGTATTTCTTTAAAATACACGCCTTCAAAAAAGCCCGCCTCACTTGCTTGAGGCTCTTGCTGATACTGCGTGGTAAAGGCGTCTATTCCCATTTGAAGTTCAAGCTCTTTTAACTGCTTTAAATCGTGCTTTTTAGCAAAAAGCGGTTCATTAGCCTTTCTTTCGTAGCTAAAACTGCCTATTTTATAAACCTTAGCTTCTTTATTTAAGGCTTCAAGTTTAAGGATTTTCCACTCATTTATGATGTTTTCCTCGAAATTGCGTTTATCTAGCAAAAAGCCGCACAAATCCTCATAGCCTAGCCTTTGCATTAAAATGGTAATGTTGGAATTTGTATTTTGAAGTCTTGTTAAAACACTTTCCTTAAAGTTTTCATTAACTAGCTTACGCTCGGCTTTAGAACTCATTGCACTCACTTTTATAGGATCATCGATTAAAATCTGATCAGCATGAAAACCTGTAATCGCACTTTTTAAAGTCGTTACAAAAAGCCCACCCCCCTCGCTTAAAACAAATTCTTTAGAATTATCTTGTAAGAAACTTGGCTTTTCCTCAAAGATACTTAAAAAAAAGCTTGATTTTATCAAGTCCCTTACTTGATTACATATTTTTTTACATAGCTCATCACTATAAGAGATATAAATAAATTTGCGTTTTCTATCATTACCTAAAGCCCACGCGATAAAGCTTCTAGCTATGGTTTCTGTTTTACCATAACTTGGCGGCATATTTAGCATTAAACGCCTTAAAATTTCCGCATTATTTTCCTTAGCATAATAGGGCAGGGTAAGGCTTAAAACCTCGCATAAATAATTAAAATGCCAGTTTTCCAAAAACGCCGCCTTGTTGTATCTTTCCCATTTAAGCCGCAAAAAGGTATAAAAATCCTTTTTCGCCAAAGCCCTTAAAATAAGCTCTTTTTTATACTCGCTCGCTTCTTTCACTTTCTTGCCTTTTTGTCAATTTTAAAGCGATGTAAGCCAACAATACCACTTCCAAAACTTCTAAAATTTCAAGCATTTTTAATCCTTTTTTTATATAATGTTTTAAATGCAAATATTAAGGGCATTTAAGCCCTTTTTAAGCTTTTACGAAAAAAGCAAGGATTTAGACGCCCTTTTGAAACTCCTTTCTAAATACCACTAAAAAGGCTTTTTTGCTTGTAAAATATAAAATCATAGTTTTCATAATTGACTAGCTTTCCATTAGCCAAACTCGCCTTTTTAAAATGCAAGTTTTGCAAGTTTTGCAAGTTTTGTGGCTCTTTGCAAAAGTCTATAAAGCTTAAAATTTCGCTTTTAGCACTTGAAAAGAAAATAAAAGGCATTTCTACATTTACAATAAGCTCTAAAAACTCCCTCATGCCAAAAAAGCCACTATAATGAGCCTTATCAGTCTGTATGTAAGGTGGGTCTAAAATGAAAAAGAAATTCCCCCGCTCTTTGGCTTCTTTTATCAAGTCTCTATAATCTTTTTGCACCCTTACAACGCCCTTTAAATAGTCCTTTTTATCTAAAACCTTATTATAATTTAAGCGGTTATAAAACTCTTTGGCTCTGAAAAAATCCTCGCAGTCTTTAGCATAAGACCCGCTAAATCTTAGCCAAGATGAAAGTTGTATGTAGTCAAACTCGCCTTCTTCTTTTAAAAGCTTTTCTATCTTTTGCCTTTCTATGCTTTCTATTCTATCTTTTCTTTTATGCTCTTTCTTTTTGATAATTTCTACGATTTTAAGCCTTAAAGCCTCCGTTTTTTTAGCATATCTAAACGGCTTTGAAAGTCATCAAAATCATTCCACACCACTTCATTATTTGGAAAATTTCTTTTTGTCTCGTGGCTCAAAAGTCCGCTTCCTCCAAATACATCGTAAAAAATCGTATTTTCATTAACATAGCATTTCATATCCTCTAAAGCCTCTTTAAAAAGCTTTAGCATATTTTTCTTATTACCATTAAAGGCTAGCGGGGAAGTTTTGTATTCTTTAAGCATTTTTTACCTTTTTAAAAGTTTTCAAAAAGGCTTATAACATCATTAAAGCATTAAAAAAAGGGTTAAGAAATGAAGAAAATTAAAGATAATTTTGCTAAAATTAAATGGGTGGAGTGCTAAAGGCTGCCACCCTTAGCACTAATAATCGCCCAGAAAGGCGGTGAATTTAATGCTGAAAATTCTAGTGATAATTATACTACTTTGTTTAGTAGTAGTCAAGGCTTATTAAGCCTCCCCCTTTTAAGGGGGCTAGAATACCCTTTAGCGTTTATTCCTCTTTTTCCTTATGCTCTAAGGCTTCCAAATTTTTTAATAATTCTCGCTTTGAAAGTGTGCTTAAATCCTCGTTGATATTAACCACTTGCAGATTAAGCCCGCTATCATCATTGCCGTAAAAGCTCTTTTGTAAAGTGCCTAAAATGCTTACAAATTTTTCAGCCCCTGCTATGATAGCAGGCTCGCTTTTATGCTCTTTTCTTAGATTGACCATTCTTACTAATTCATCTTTTGCGATTAAGGCTCCAAGTGCCATATTTTTTTGTAAGAAATTTAAACTCATTGCCTTGATTAGTATTTCGTCCGTTACGCTATCAAGCAGATTTTTTTGTAAGATTTCATCGACATTATAAAGACTATCACTAAGATTTTCTCTTAATTTTTGCTGGATTTTTTCGCTTTGCATATCGATGATTGTGCCAAATTCCTTTTTTAGCATATCCTTTTTTATTTCGCTTTCCATTATGCCCTTTAAGCCCTTTGCCTTTTCCCACGCTTCTTTATTTACCCATACCATTAAAGTGCGGTATTTGACGTTAAATTTCTTAGCGATTTCTTTATTGTCCTCATCGTGTGTTTCGTAGTAAAGCCTGATTTCATCTTTTAGCTTTTTATCTATCATCTTAAGTCCTGTCCGCCTTTTTGCATACTTTGCTTATTTTCGTCTTGGCTTATTTGATGAGCTAACATACCTTGTGCTGTGTATTTCCCTGCCTTTGCTCTTTTTTCTCTTATCTCTGCCTCGTCTTTTTGAAGTTCTAGTAGCATCTTTTGCTGCTGAAGTTGCGTTAAAGTGTCATTTTGCCTTTGTGCCTGAGCTTCTTTAACCTGCATCATTACTTCCTTGACCTTTTGCACGATAGGGCTGTCGATATCCTCTAAAATGAGAGGTAAAAGCTCGCTTGCAAGTTCAGGCTGGGTTTGTTGTAGGGATTTGAGGATTTCACTCCACTGCACGAAACGTTCCTCATTTGACGCCGTTTTAACCTGCGATTTATATTCTAAATCAAAAGCACCGATTTTAATCGCATTTTGCTCATTATCATTTATACTAAAATAGCGTTCCCCTCTGTCCTTATCTACGATTTTAAAAACTTGTTTTTTGGTGAAATATAATTGCATCAAGTCCATTGCTTTTTTGAAGATGAGCCTATCTAAATCATCGCTTTTGTTTAGAAACTCTTGCAGTCCCATTAGTCCTGCTTCTTTTCTTTGTGCTATGGCGTCGCCGCTTTGCCTGTTATTTGCAATTCCAAGAAATTCATCATTAAGCCCGCTTAAAATCTTAGCCAAATTCCTTTTTTCGTTCGCCTTTACGCTTAAAGCGTTAATGTTGTTGTGCTGGTTTATAAATTGTATTTTATTATCCCTTAAAGAATTGGGTGCTACTTTTACGACCGCATTATCTATGCTTAAAGCCTCGACAAATTCGCTAGCACTCCCGCTCACAGCGTCGGCTTCAAAAAGGGCCTTAAAGCTTCCTAGCATGTTTCCCATTTTATTTTCTGCGAAATTGATATAATCTTGCATAGGCTTTATATCTCTAAAAAGTCCATACCATTTATTATCCTCATCTATTTGAAATTTGCTAATGCAAAAGGGGTGCATACCATTTTTAAACGGGCTTTTTTCATAGGCTAGTATGGCCTTATCCTGCCAAATGTAGCGGTTAAAAACGCCCTTTTCTTTTATCCAACTTTCCACGATAGCCGTTCTTTTATCTACGCTATTTTGATTATTTTCAAGCTCTTTTTTAAATAAGTTCCTAGCCTCGTAATAATCCATATCTAGCCTTTTATGAAACCTCCTCGCATCATTTGCATTTAAGTCCTTAGAGTAAGCATCGATTAAAAAGCTCTTAGTATTTAGCGTTTTAAGCGTGATGAAACGATTTTTTTCACTATCCTCTTTGACCCACAGCTCACACACCGCTAAGCCAAATATTAGTTCATAATCCTTTTTTGACATTTCCTTATTATAAAAGCTTGAGTGTGAAAAAACTTTAAGCAAGTCATTAAGCAAATAAGCCAAGTTTTTATCCTCTTTTTGCCTTCCGCTTACTCTTATTTCGCTGATACTTTGTGCTTTGTAGCCTAGTATTTTGTTAATGATCATTTTAAAGATATTTTCGATTATGGGCGTTTGATTGCGGTTTAAAATGGTTTGCTTGTCTATTTCTCTAAGTTGGTCGCCGTGATAATAACGTTTTGCCTCTTTGTATTCGTTAAGGCTCATTTTATTTGCGTTTAAGTCGTTTTGATAAAGCTCTTTTAACTCCTCTAAACTTAGCATTTTTTACCTTTTTAAAAGATTTGCAAATTCTAGCATTGTGCTTGGTTTTTTCACTTCGTTACTTAAAGGCTCTTGCGTTTTAACTAAGGCTTTAAAATTCACTTTCTCGCCCTTGCTCTGCGGCTCAAAATTTGCTTCAAGCCAAGCATTAAAACGCCTTTTTTCCTTTAAATCCTCCGCACCGCTTTCTATGTTTTGCTCTCTTTCTTTTTGCATTAACTCGTTTGTTTTGATTTGCTCTTCTAGGCTTTTATGTTTATGCAAGGCATTGCCAAAAGTGTGGAAAGCATTTTCTATATTTTTACTTCTTAAAGCCCTTGCATTTTGCAAATTTGCTATGGCGTGATTAACACTTCTTAACGCCCCTTGTCCTGCTCTTATATCTAAAATCGGCATTTTATTCCTTTCTATTTTAATTTACTTTTTAACGCAAAAATTGCGATTTTTGCTAAAAGTAACTTCTCAAGCGATAGCGTTCGCACCTCGTGGGACGAAAACGCACAGCGTTTGAAGTAAAAAACCTAAAGGCGTCCCCACCCTTTTGCTTACGCAAAAGCCCCGAGTTACGCCCACAACTTTCAAAGCTTATTTTAAATCTTGCGTAACGAGGTAATCTAAGCCTTTAGAAAAGAAAGCTGTAAAGCTTTCAAGTTTCTAAAGTGGATAACTCTTGCTGAATTAGCAAGCGTTTTAAATTTCACTAATAAGCACTCCAAAACGCTCTATTTTTAACAAATTTATTTCATTTTTGCATTTTTGCATTTTTAAAAAAAGGGTTAAGAAAATTAAGCTATAATTCTTTTATGAGTAGAAAAGAAAGAGTAAAATATAGCTTAGATTTTGCCAAAAGTCTTATTTTTGCATTGCTAACCGCTTTATTTGGGATTTTTGCCTTTATTGTGATAAATGTTAGCACCATTAATACTATGCAAATTACAGCTTCATTACTAGGCATTATCATTATAGCCTTATTTTTCTATTTCTTAATACGCTATATGATTAAAGCTTTAAAAGAATTAGAAAGGTTGGATTAATGGCTCTTTTTACTGCTATATTTGCGATTACCACTTTCTGTGCGCTTTGCCTTTATGCCGTTATTGCTCTAACTCAAAAATAGCTTTACGCCTTATCTAAGCCTCCTCCTCGCTATCCTTAGCTTCTTTATAATACTTCTCTATATCGATCTTTGTGGCGTTTTTTTCCAAGCTTTCAAGCTCTTTTATAAATTCGCTTTTTTCCTTTAAGCTAAATTCTACAAAATACGCCTTATTTTCAAAGACATAAAATGCAAATTCCCGCTTTTCCTTAAGGCTTCTTTTTTCTATCCTAACATTTAAAGCCATATCCACAAACTTGCTTAAATCCTTATAAGTCTCAAAACTCTCTAAAATTTCAGCCAGAACATTTTCACATTTTTCGCCCATTTTATAAAAGGCCTCATTGACCTTAAAATCCCAGTTAAAAAGCGTTCCGTTTAAAGCGTAATAATGCTCTTTATCGCTTAAAAGGCTTAATAAGTGCTCTTTTTTATTAATCAAACTTATAGCCTTATCGGCTTCATTTTTGTATTTTTCGTGTTCTTTATACTCTGCTTCGATTTCCTCTTGGCTTTTAAAATGCTTTAATTCCAGCGTGTCAAATTCACGCATTAAGGCCTTATTATAAGCCTTGTTTTTTTCTAAAAAATCCCAGCTTTTAAGATTGATTTTATAGCCTAAAAGCGTGAGTTCATCGATTTTTTTGCACGCTCTTTTTAAAAAGTCATTTCCAAGCCCCAGTCCATAGCCATTTTTAATAAGCTCATTAAAGCATTCTTGCGATTTTAAAGCCCTAGCGTGAAAGGCTTCTTTTGTCATTGTAAAATTATCCCTTTCATTTAAGCTTTTAGCTAAGGGGATTTCACTTTTTAAGCTTAAAGAGTGAAAGGCCTCCCCTCCTGCTAGATTAAGCCCATTTCTATTTTGCACCATTTCATCAAGCGGAGAAGTTTTAACATTACCATAAATCCCTTTTGTGGTATCAAAAGCCTCGCCACTTAAAAAATTTGTATCCCTTCCAGGCCTATTATTATTATAAACCGCCCCATTTGCGTAGATGTCATATCCTCCGTAAATCACGCTTTTGCTTAAAGCCTCGCTATTTGCCGCTCTTTCTTTTCTAGCCTCGCTTATATTTGTTAAACTATAAGCCTTCGCCATTTCAAAATACGCATTAAGCTCGGCTCTATAAACTTGCTTTGCGTAAATTTGCATTGCCACAAAACTCACAGCATTAGCCGCTATGACGACATTACCCAAAATCCCCCCTATAATGGCACCTCCCACGACCCCAAGTGCCAACGCCCCTAAAGAAAGCGGATTATCCAAAATCCCCGCTATAAAGCCTAAAAGTCCCCCACTAGCTCTAGCCTTAGCCCAGCCATATTTATCCGCAGGATACTCACACCACCCAGCGTAGTTTTCCCCGCTCATAAATTCGCTCATTTCATACTTAGCACAAATTTTACGCCATTTATTGATAGCTTCTCTTTTATACCTTTTCGCCTTGCGTCTTAATAATAATTTTCCTAAGCCCATTAAGCCTCATTTGATTTTTGATATAAAAGCTTCGCTCTCATTATTTTCTTAATCCTTCCAAAATCCTTTTTATTCATCGGTATAAAAGTCGTGTTGATAATTTCGCCATTTATATCTAAAGCATAGCCTATTAAATAATTAAATTTATTTTTGATTTTATAAGGCTTAAAAAACACATAAGAATCTTTTGTTATACTTTCCTTGCCTTTATTCTGCACTAGTTTGCTATTTTGCGTTTCCCTAGCTCTCGCAGACAACTTAGGATTAAGGGTATATTCTTGCTTAACGACAAAAAGCGGGTCGGTAAGGGTATCAAGGAACGCTCCGCTATATAAACTTCTATCTTTTTTATAGGTATTCCCTTTATGTAAATGCTTCCAAGCGTGTGCTAAATTCACACTTATATCCCCAATAGGTGTTTTAACCTTGCTAAAGCCTTTTTTATCTTTAAAAGAAATTTGATTTAAAAACTCCTCTTCGCTTAAGCTTTTTGGTAAGTCTAAAGCCTGATGATTTAAAGCCTTTTCGTCAATTTTCCCACTCTCATCTAAAAAGCTCTTTTCTAGCTCCCTGCTTAACGCCTCGCCGTGCATTGTGCTTTGTGCTATGGTTTCATTTAAGAGAGGATTTTTAAATTTCATTTTGTCTTTAAGATTTCTATCACTATAAAATGTTATAATTTCCTCCGTAGCGGTGGTGGGGTTAGAGTCCATATCCGCTACATCATTAACCACAACTCTAAATCTAACCCTATCTTTGTTTTCCCACTCATAAATTCTTGCTCCGTTTTTATCTATGAAAGGCTCATAGCTTTCTAAAAACTCCCTTATGCTCTTGCCTAAATTGACGAATTCTAAATCCGTGATATAACCCTCTTTGCTAGGGTCGGTTAAATGCTTTATTCTTTCGTGTTTTGCACCTTTATAGCGTGTTCCTTGCATTAAGGCTATTGCCTCCTCAACCGCTTCTAAATCCTTTTTGATTAGCGTGGCATTTTTTCCATTATAAGCCACATTGAAAAGCCCTTTTTGCTCGCTTTCAAGTTCTTTTAACATAGCCTTTGCTTGAATTTTCCTACCTCTTTCATTTTGCACGATGTAACGCGGCTCTAGTAAGCTTAAAAGAAGATATTTTTCCCTAGCTTTTTCAAATCCAAGTGCAAGCGTATCGCTTAATTCATTGATAATTTTTTCTTTTAATTCAGGGTTTTTTTCTAAATGCTTAAAGCCCACCCCTACCGCCTTACTTCCTAAACTCCCCCCTAAAAAGCCCAGTGCAAATTTTTCAGCATCAAAGCTCAAATTTCCATTTTCATCTTGCTCTACGCCATTGAGTGTGCCTCCCACTAAACCCGCTCCTAAATGCGGATTTGTTTGGTAAATCGTAGAATTTTGATTTTCTAAAATGTGCATTTGCCTTAAAAAATTAGTTATAAAAACGTCTAAACGCCCTCCGCCTTGCATACGAATTAAGTCTTTTGAAAGATTATAAGCTAAGGATAGTTTTGCATTTTGATCGCCCTTATGCTTGTTTAAGTATTGTAAAAAAGCATCATCGTTTGGCTTAAAAACTCCCATTTTTTCAAATTTCAAAAAATCGCCCTTTGTATCGTAGCCTTTCATCAAGGTTTCAAACTCACGCTGGGCTTTTTTACTCTTAAACTCTAAAAGCTCTAATTGTGGGTCATAATCTTTCCCTTTAATTTCAAATCCGCTTAAAACAATGCCATTATTTTTATTTTGCTCTAGCATTAGCCTTGCTGTTTCTTGCGGATAATTGCTATTAATCTGTTCTCCATAATTTTTTAAAAACTCTTTGATTTCCTCCTCTTTAATACTTTTACTTTCTTGTGGTATAATCTCTTGCTGGTTTTGTGAAAGAGGCGTTTTTGCTAGCGGTTCATTTGTAAAGCTATCACCGACTCCTGTCTGCATAGCTTCCAGCCTTTTCTTATTTCTTTTGTCTATTAATTCCGTTACAATAAATTTTTTATCATCTCTTAAGCCTAAGACTAGTGTGTATTTGTCTGTAATAAGCTCGATTTTATCGTTATTTTGCGATAATATCTTTCCATTTTCTAAAATTTGTGGTATTTCGTTTAAAAGCTGCCTGACTTTATATTCCGCTTTATCTTTTTCTAAACCTTGATTAATAAAATCTTGCGTTCTACGCTCTAAAATATGCTTAAGCCCAAAACTATCATTCCCCCATACCAAATCAATCTCCCCTAAGCCCTCTTTATAAAACGCCCCCTTGACTTGTCCCCTTTTTTCCTCTAAAAGCTTGTTTATAGCCTCTTTGCCTTTAAAGCCAGAGAAATTTACGCCAAAATCGGCTTTTTGTGCTATACTTTCCTCGTCAATCTTGTTGGCTGAAGATTTGTCAGTCTGTAAAAGTGTATCAGTGTAAAAAATTGACTTGGCATTTGGAGATTGATAGAGTATTTTCGCCCCGTTTTCTACCTTATTTTTTAAAATATTTTCTTTTTTCGGTGCATTTGAAATGCTTATAAAATAGTCTTTCGTTTCTAAATTTATGCTTGTAAAATACTGCTTATCCTCGATTTGTTTCGCTAAAATGAGCATATTATCTCTATCTCTTAAAGCAAAGTCTGGGCTTTGTAAAGTCTGCTTCACTTGTGGGATATATTTTTCACGCCCTTTTTCTACGATTTTATATAAACTTCCCTTTGTTAGCTTTATTTCCTTGCCTAAAGCCTCTTTTAGCTCATGCGGTAAATTTGGGATAAAGTCCTCATCTAAACTTTTAAGGCCAAAAGTCTCTAACCACTCTTTTTGCGTTTCTTTTGTGAGTGTGTGTTCCTCACTCATCTTAGTAAGCGGACTTTGCGTTGCTTCTAAAATGTCCTTTAAATTATTTTCTTCTTGTGCTTGGTAAAGCTGCTCTTGCTCGGCTTTTATTTTGTTTAGCCTTGCTTGCTCCTCTAGCCTTTTTAACTCCTCTTCCTCCCTTATTTTTGCGAGTTTTGCCTCTTTTTCGGCGTTAAATTCATCTAAGTTTTGCAGAAACTCATTTATCAAACGGCTTGTGTTAGAATTAAAATACGTGCGTTTTAGCTCACGCTCTAACTTTAGCTTAAAATCATCATAATTTAAACTTCTGCTTAAAGCCTTTTTTAGATGATACCTTAACGCCCCTCCTTGAATTTGCTTTGAAAAAAGCCCAAAAAGTATGCCATCAGGCAAAAGTCTAAAGATAGGATCAAAAGCACCCTTAACCACCTTTTGCTTTATCGCACCCTCCGCACTTGTAGCTATGCTCGTGCCTAGCTTTTCGCTTGTTGCGTGAGTGAGGCTTTTGGCTATTAAAGCGTCATTTTTATACAGCTTATCAAAGCCCTCCACTAGCTCTAAAAACTCCCTTGCTTCCTTGCTTTTAAAAAGCGGTTGTGTTATACTTTCAGTGGTAGTCCCTGCGGCTTTGCCTTTACTACCCTGCCGAATGAAAGTAGGGATAATGTCGGCGTTAAATTCTTTTAAAATGGTATTGATTTTATCCGTTTTAAAAGCGGTTAAAATGGTTTCTTTATTATCCTTAGTTGCTAAAAGGTAGAAAAAGTCCTTTCCATCGCTAAATTTTTTGATAAATTTTTCTTTATCCACTCCATTTTCAAGCTTTTTAAAAGAGATATCTGGCTCTTTTAAAGTCGGTTCTATAAGATTTAAATAATCCTTTCTTTTTGGGTCTTTTTCGATATGTCTTAAAAAATTCTCTTTATTTTTAAAATTTTCAAGCGTGCTTAAAAACTCATCTATGCTTATTTGTTTTGGCATAGCACTTGGGCTTAACTGCTCTAAAAACTCCCTTGCTTCCTTGCTTTTAAAAAGCGGTTGTGTTATACTTTCATCAACGACACTAGCACGACTCACGCTTGAAGTGCTAGTATTAAGCCTAGTTAAGTGCGTATCGGCTTGGCTAGGGTCGTTTATTTTATAAGCAGTTATAACCCACTTTTTATCCTTACCCTTATAATCTAAGGCTATTAAAGCACGATTTTCTTTTGTATCTATAAAGGCTCTATTTTTACCTATTTTAACTTCGCCTTGTTCTATGATTTGCGGAATTTTTTCAACAAATTCTAAAGCCTTTTCATAAGCCTCATTTGCATCTAAACCTTGCTTTATAAAGTCCTCTTTCCTACGCTCTAAAATGTGATTTAAGCCCTTTTTGCTATCCCCCCAAACTAAGTCAATCTCCCCTAAGCCCTCTTTATAAAAGGCATTTGCGACTTGTCCTCTTTGCTCTTTTAAAAGCTTTTCAATCGCTTCTTTTCCTTTAAAGCCCTCAAAATTTTCGCCAAAATCAGCATTTTGTGCTATACTTTCATTTGCAAGTCCATTGCCTTGCTTACTTGCTCTGCTAGTGAAACTTTGGATAAGGCTAGCGTTATCAATTTTATTTTTTATAAAATCCTCTCTTGTTTTTGGCAAAAAAGTAATAAGCCTTTTTCCATTTTCCTCAGTGATTAAAAGCGTATAAAAGCCTTTTTCATCTCTAAATTTTTTAATATAATCTTGCCTTTTTCCACTTTGTAAAATCAAATCCGCCTCCTCTAAAGTCGGCTTGACTAAATTTAGATAAGCCAAACGGCTTTTTGCGTCCTCTTTTTTACTTAAATGCGTGATGAAATTCTCCTTATTTTCCACGCTTTCAAGCTCTTTTATAAAGTCTTCTATATTTAGCTTTTCTGGGATTTTAGCACCATTTAAATTTTCTAAAAACAACCTAGCTTCATCTTTATTTAAAGTATATTTAGCTAAATTCTCTTGTTTAGAAGGTCCTTGAGATGCTCCGCTCAAGGCACGAGCCTCTAAATTTGCCCCTAACGGAGCGGGGGTATCTCCCACTAGTTCCTTAACCCTCTTTAAAAAGCCCTCACTATCAAAAACACGCAGCTTAGCTCTGTCATTTTCCACAACGCTTTCTTTAAAAAGGCGATTTAGTATTTGCATTTCTAAAAAGGCATTATTCTCCTCGCCTAAATAATCCTTGATTTTTTGCAAATTATTTACGCCATTTTCGCCTTGTCCTTTGGCATATTTGATTAAAGAATTTACCACTTCATCGGCACTTTTTTGCGTGTCTTGGAGTTTTAGATTTTTAATGCTCTCACCAAGCTCTTTCATCGCGGCATAGTCTTTAAGGCTAGTAGAATAAAGCTCTTTGATGTGCTTATAAGCGTTTGGTAGTTCCTTAAAGATATTATCAATCCCCCTATCAATCTCCGCTTTTAAGCTCGTTTGGGCTATCTTTTTAAGCGTGTTAATGAAATTTGGCGTTTTGTCCTTGTTGAAAATGTAATAATTAAGATTTTTCCTAAAATTATTCAGCTTTGAAAAAGTAACGCCCTCTTTAGAAAAAACATTGTTTTCTAAGTCCCTCAAAAAAGGCGTCATTTCGTCTAAATTTACGCCATTTTCTAAAAAGTCCTTTTTGATATTTTCATATTCATTTCTATCTAAAACGACCTTTATATCATCATTATAAAGCTTTGCGATTTGACTTTCTACCTCTTTAAACGCAGTCTTATTCCCCGCTTCAAATTCATCTAAAATTTGCTTGATTTCGCGCGGATTGATGTTAAGATTTTTAAGATTTTTTTCCACATTTGCGGACGCTAAATTAAGCATATTTTTAAGATTATTTTGGATTTTCACATCATCTTTTGCCACTTCAAGCAAGTAGGCTAAAGTAGAGCCGTCTTTATCACTTCTTATCAAGTCTAGCATTTCTTGCTGCTTCGTTTTTAAGGAATTTGCGTTAAAAATTTCAGCAAGTTTTGCTATTTTTTGCGTTTTAGCGTCCTCTTGTCCGTATTTTTTCGCAAAATTTTCTTTTAATTTTTCAAAGACAGGGCTTGCTAAGTCCTCCCCCCTCACGCCGCCGCCAAACTCCTTTTGTGCTTGTTTTAACTCCTCTTTCATTTCAGGCGTAAAAACTTCATCGATGATTTTATTTGCCGCACTTATATTTTGCGTAGGAACACTACTAAAAAGCCCTAAAACGCTATGATTTTTCGCGTAATTATAAGTGCCTTTCACGCCTTTAATAGCACCCTTAAAAGCAGGTTTTGCCAAGTGATATGCCGTTATTAAAGCCGTATCACCAGCAGCACTTAATAAGCCTGCTTGTAAGGCGTATTCTAAATTCGCCTTGAAATTTGCCTCTTTATTTAGCTTCATGTCGGCTATTTTTGCATCGATAAAGCCTCCCCCAGCACTTCCCACAGCCGCACCGATAACGCTATTAAGTCCCCTTGTAAAGGGCGTTTTGCCTCTTTTAGTCCCAGCAAGTCCCCCTATGATAGCACCTCCTATTTCGTGCTTACTATCCTCAAAAAAGCTTTGCCAAAAATTATCAAAAAAGCCCGTATTCACTAGATATTTTTGCTCTTTTCCCTTTTCATTTTTAATGAAATAAAGCTCGCCCTCCTTATCCAGCCCTACATCATCAAAGCCTTGCAATTCCGCTATTTTATAAGCGTCTTTAAGCATATTTTGCTTAAAAGCCAAAGCCTCTTTTTCATCGGCAAAAAGAGCATTTCTAAACAAATTCCCCTCATCAAACTGCTTTAAGGTATTCATAGCCTTGATTATTTCTTCATTTATCACGGCTTCGCTTTTTCGCTTTTCCTTAAATTCCTTGATATTTTCCGCTCTATCGTTAAAAAGCGTGTTGAAAAAGCCCAAATCCTCCTTGATTAACTCCATTTCCTCCTTGCTAAATTTGTCCTCTTTATTTTCGAGCTTTAGCATAGCCTTTTCACGCTCAATGTTTCTTTTCGTGCTACTTTTATGCCTATTAAAAAGGGCCGTTTTTTGTGCGAAATTTAGATTTTCATCGCCACTTTTTAGCTTTTCTTTTGCCTCCGCTAAAAAAGCCTTGTCAAATTTATCCCTTTGCTCTTTTGTTTTTAAATCAAGGCCTAATTTATTCAGCCCCTTAAAGGCATATTTATCAAGCTCAACCGGGACAAAATCATCTATCAAACCTTCAGCCATATTTTTGAAAAAACGCCCCTTTTCAAGCTCTTTAGAAAAGGCAGTTTTTTCCGCTTCAAAAGCTTTATTTTCCGCTTCTCTTTTTGCTAGTAAATCCGCTCTTTTTTGCCTTTCAAGCTCCTCTTTTTCCGCCTCACTCAACTGCCCTTTATCGCCGTTTTTGATACTTTGCCAAACCGCGTTAAAATCCTTATGCTTTTTTTCCAAATTTGCAAAATCATAACCCAAATTTTGCTTTTCATTATTGTCTTTTAAAAAATTATAAATTTCTTGCTCGTTATACCCAGCTTCTAAAGCCTTGTCAAAATCAAAAGTCATAAGTATCCTTTTTTAATTTACTTTTTCTTACGCGTTTAAAGCTTTTAAGAAAATCAAAATCTTTCATAATGAAACGCTTTAATCCAAATGAAAAAACGCTTTCAAGCGTTTAAGCTTCATTTGTGATTAACCGCGTAGAAGTTGAAAGCGTTTTGATTTTCCCTTTAAACTTTCACGCTAAAAAGGCTTAAATTTAGCCTTAATTTTTGCATTTTTGCATTTTTGCATTTTTTAAAAAAGGGTTAAGAAGTGATTTATATTTTTGCGTTAAAATTTCGCATTTTAAGGAGAGAGATGAAGATAGGCAGTTTATTTGCAGGGATAGGCGGCATTGAGCTTGGCTTTTTAAAAGCAGGATTTAAAACTGCGTGGGCGGTAGAGTTAGATGAGAAAGCTTGTATCACTTATAAAGCAAATCACAAACACAAAATTATTAATAACGACCTAGCAAAAGTGGATTTAAAAAAGCTAAGCAAAATTGACATTTTAACAGCTGGTTTTCCTTGTCAAGCCTTTAGCGTGGCTGGGTATCAAAAGGGCTTTAACGATGAAAGGGGCAATGTCTTTTTTGAAATTTTAAGGTATTTAGATCATTTTAAGCCTAGCATTATCTTTTTAGAAAATGTCAAAAATCTTTTCAAGCACGATAAGGGCAGAACCTTTGAAACGATTAAAGAAAAATTACAAAAGCGGGGCTATTTTTTAAAATATCAAATTTTAAATACAAGCGAATATGGCAATATCCCTCAAAATAGAGAGAGAATTTACATTGTAGGCTTTTTAGATTTTCACACTTATGAAAGCTTTCATTTCCCTGCTAAAATTAAACTCACGCAAAAGATTAAGGATTTATTAGAAAAAGGCGTGGATAAAAGCTTTTACTACACTTCGCACAGATATTATGCCGAGCTTAAAAAAGAGATGAAAAGTAAAGAAACTTTGTATCAATGGCGAAGGCATTATGTAAGAGAAAATAAGAATAATTTATGTCCTACTTTAACGGCAAATATGGGAACAGGCGGACACAATGTGCCTTTAGTGCTAGATGATGATATAAGAAAACTCACGCCCAAAGAGTGTGCGAGGTTTCAAGGCTTTGATGATAGCTTTATTTTACCCTCACAACTTTCAAACGCCACGCTTTATAAGCAAATAGGCAACAGCGTTTCTGTGAGCGTGATAGCAAATATCGCAAAAGAGCTAAAAAAGGCTTTAAAAAATGACCTTAGAAAAGTTTGTTAAAGAAAACATAAAAGCCTTTAACGAAAAGCCCAGAGGCTTTAAAAATTCCCCTTTTAATGAAATGCAAATTAAAGATTATCTAAAAAAGCGTTTTAGAGAAAAATGCGAAAATGAAGCTTTTAAAGAAAAAATTTTAAAGGATTTTGCAAATTTATCTTACCAAAAAAGCAAAATTATAATCCTTGCAAATCAAGAATGCTTATATAAAAACGACCTTTTACACTTTTTAGAAAGGCAAATTTTTTTAGATATTTTTAAAGGCTTAGATTTAGGGCAGTTAAAAGATAAAAGCCTAGCTTACATCAAAGAAAACACAGGCGAGTTACAATTTAAATTCATACAAAACAAACTAAGCAAAATTTTAGAAAAAGCCTTATTTCTTGCTTCTATGGACGGCTTTAAGGCAAATTTGCTTCAAATTAATTCAGGCATTATGCTTTCTAATGCAGGAGATAGTGCGGAGTTTTTATTTATAGCGAGGGCTATTTTAGCAGGATTTAACGCCTCAAGCGTTGATGTAAGAAGTAGTCGTTACGATGCAATAGTCGATTATAACGGCACTCTTTTACGCATACAAATTAAGGGCATCACAGGAGGGCTTATAAGCTTTAAAGATAGGGATAGAGGCGGACAGGGCATAGACTATAAGCACAAAAGCAATCAAGGCAAAAGAATTACTAGCAAGGATTGTGATATTTATGCCGCAGTGGATAAGCAAGTAGGCATTTGCTATCTTATCCCTATGAGTTTTGCGGATAGTTTTGATGATGAAAAATGTGCGAAAGTAAAATTAGAACAAATCAAAAAATATAAAGAAAACTGGGACATTATCAAGCAAATCGCAACTAAAAAAGCTTAAAGCTATCATCTCCGCCGTCATTTTTATCCTTTTTCAAATTCACTTTCAAAGCTTATTTTAAATCTTGCGTAACGAAACGATTTTTTTCAAATGAAAAAACGCTTTCAAGCGTTTAAAATAAGCCTTTTAGTAAAAGTCTTTTTTTGCATTTTTGCATTTTTAAAAAAAGGGTTAAGAAGTGAAAGAAAAGAAAAGAAAATTAAAGATAATTTTGCTAAAATTTCAACGGGTGGAGTGCTAAAGGCTGCCACCTTTAGCACTAATAATCGCTTTGAGAGGCGGTGATTAGTTTGAACTATAAAATTCTAGTGATAATTATACTACTTTGCTTAGTAGTAGTCAAGGCTTATTAAGCCTCCCCCTTTTAAGGGGGCTAGAATACCCTTTAGCTTATATCCCCTCTAAATCAATCTTAGCAGGGATTACATTAAGCGTTATGGTGTCTTTGACCTCCTCGCCTTTTTCGTTTGTGCATACATATTCGACGACCTTACGACCTAATTCCTCGCTTTTAAAAAGATAAGTATCTCCCTCGATTTTGCGTCCCTCGATTAGAAAATACCCGCTACTATTATAAAGCGTTACGCCTCTTAGTATCACGCCCTCATTAACGCATACTTCAAGCTTTGGAGAGACGATAGCTACTTGTCTTAAGCTCTCGTTTATGAATTTGATATTATCCATTCCTTGCGTTATGGAGTTTAGTATAGGTCTAAACTGCTCAACCATATCGTTTCTATTTCCCTTATTATCGCTATCTTTTCCTATGGCATAAATGGCGTTTTTTATCTCCTCAAAGATCTCTTCCCAATTATCGATTTTATTGGTATTTTGCGCGTTCATCACGCTATTAAAAAGCCCTACTAAAGCGTTACATTTATTGATATTTGCATTATCCCATACGCTTTTTATCATAGCTTGAGCTTGGACTAAGCTTTTGACTAATTCAGCATTAGCACTTTCATACTTATTCCTGGCCTCTAAGGCACGCAGTTCAAATTCTTGCCTCGCTCTTTCCTCGTTTAGGCTCATTTCCCTGTTTCTTAGCTCAACTTCCTCTAGTTTCAAGCTTAAATTTAAGGCTATTTCAGCCTTTTTTTCATTGCTTAAACTCTTATCCTTTAAAGCCTCATGTGCTAGTATAAAATTATTTATAAATCCCACAGCGTTCATATTTTTACCTCTTCAATTTACTTTTAGCGGCGAAATGCGATTTCGCCTAAAAGTAACTTCTCAAGCGATAGCGTTCGCACGGCGTGGGACGAAAACGCACCGCGTTTGAAGTAAAAAAGCTAAAGGCGTCCCCACCCTTTTGCTTACGCAAAAGCCCCGAGTTACGCCCACAACTTTCTAAGCCTAATCCGTCCCAAAGCCTCGTCTTAAACTCACTTTCCAAGAGAATTGCAAAAATTAGCGTAATGAAACGCTTTGACCCTTTTGAAAAGAAACGCCTTAAGCGTTTCAAGCTTCAAAAGTGGGCAACCGCGTTGAATAAGCAATTTTTGAATTCTCGCCTAAACTTTCCTTAAGAAATTTAAAACGCTTTCACACTCGGCAAGAGTTAAGCACTTTAGAAACTTGAAAGGCTTTAAATTTCACGCTTAAAGAGTTTTTAGCTCTCGCCTAAATTTACTCACAAACATCTTTTAAATTTTAAAAATATTTTAAGGCTTTTAAGCTTTTTAAAAAAGGGTTAAGAAAGAAAATACATAAAATTTTATGTATAATTTTACGCAGATTTTTAACCCTTTTAAAAAAAGGGGCGTTTTTTTACACTTTTTAAAATTTATGAAAAGGATTTAAAATGTTATCTTTATTATCAAACCCTGCTTTAATGGGAGTAGGCACGGCTTTAAGCGGCGTGGGGTCAGTCTTTTCCGCACTTGATAATGCCTTTGGCACAGGGCGTCAAAATGTCAAAATCGCCAAAGAGGGCTTAAATTTAGCCAAAGCACAATGGGCGGAGGAGAATAAGCGTTATAATGAAAATAAGGCTAATATCCAAAGTAATTTAGATATGATAGGTTCAGTCTTTAGCGATGATAATGACAGCGTTTGGGACAGAAAATAAGGGCTTAAAAGCCCTCTTTTCTAGTTTTGTCATTTTTATCGCTTATTTCTTTTAATTTAAAAACAAAATAAAGTAAAGCAAAGTGGATTAAAAAGAATATCCACAGCGTTATAAATAAAATAGTATCACCGCTCATTTTTAGTTTTCCTTACATAATAAGTCGCATAAATCGCCACTTGTCCCATTATCCGTCTTTTAAGCTCGTTTTTCTTTATAAAATCCATAAGCTAAAGCCACAAAACACAGCACCAACGCCACAGCACCAATTCCTAAAATAATACTCATCTTTTATCCTTTCTAAATTTAATTTCGCCATAGCCAGCAACTAGCATTAAGCTAATTCCCTAAGCCGCTCTGTTAGCTCTATGATAAGACCTACATTAGCCTTAGCCTTAGCCTTGCTTAGCTCTTTGTTTAAAAGCTCTTTTTTATAAGCCTTAAAGCACTCTTTTAACTCCTCGTCGTTTAAAATCTTAAGCCTTTCATCGCAACTAAGTTTCATCAATTCCCTGCTTAAAACCCCGTTTTCAAAATAGGCCTTAAGAGAAGTGCTAAATTCCTTAAAATCCTCACTTTTAAAATAATTTTGTGCTAAAATCAAAGCCTTTTCATTAACAAGTATATTTTTCACCAAAACGCCCAAAAGCGTGAAATTCCCCTCATATTCTAGCCTTTCATTTTGCAAAAAAGCCTTTTTTTCGCAGCCAAAATATTCAGCCGCCTTGCTTATCAAAGTATCTTTTAAAAAGAAATTTGCTTGATTACTAATCAGCTGTTTTACTTGCTTGAAAAAGGCGTGGATTTTCTCTTTATCCTCGTTCGCTCTTTTTAAATTTAGCTTTATATAATACTCAAAGCCCTCATAATCCTTATAGCAGTTTTCCACGCTCTCAAAACCAAGCCTTAAAAAGTCGCCAAAATCTTTCACTTTTTTGCTTATCACTCTCACACTGACATTAAAAAAGCCGTTTTTAAAAAAGATTTCTAGCGTTCTTAAATTCGCATTTTCCCCAGCGTTATCCTTGTCAAAACTTAGTATATATTTAAGCTCACTTGACATTTTATGCAAAATGCTAAGTTGCGAAAGGCTAAAGGCCGTCCCACAGCTTGCCACCACATTTTCAAAGCCAAATTTTCTTAAGGCAAGCACATCGAAATACCCCTCGCAAAGTATCACTTCCTTACGCTTTACGATAGAAGTTTTAGCATTGGAGAGATTAAAAAGCGTGAAGGATTTTTTATACAAATAGCTTTCCTTGCTATTGATATATTTTGCTGGATTACTCACGCCTTGTCTAATGCGTCCGCTAAAGGCTATGATTTTGTGCGTTTCACTGCGAATAGGCAAAGTAATTCTTTTATCAAAATGAGAATAAAATCCTCGCTTTTTATCCTCGTTTATCACGCCTAAATTGATCGCATTTTCAAGCATATTTTTCGCTCTTAAATGTAAAATTAACTTTTCTATTTCATAATAGCCAAATTCAAATTTCTTTATATCCTCCTCGCTTAAACCCCTTTCCTTAAGCTCATTTTTCACAGCCTCATTTTGCTCTAAATTTGCCCTTAAATGCTCATTTATCGCCTCCATACTCTCATATAAAGCGGTGCGGCTAAAAGCGTGCTTATTGTTCTCATAATTTACGCTAATACTACAAATTTTCGCCACTTCCTCCACAGCCTCGCTAAAGTCGCAGTGATTTATCTTTTGTATAAATTTAATGCTATCACCACCCTCATTACAGCCAAAGCAAAAATACAAATTCTTATTAGTATTGACCATAAAAGAAGGCGTTCTCTCACTATGAAAAGGACAACAACCACGATATAAACTCCCACTTTTTTGTAAGGGCATATAAGCCTCCACAACGCTTAAAATATCCGCCCTTGCTTTAATCTCCTCTAAATTCGCTATCAAAATATATCCTCCCTTAGCTCGTTAAAGTCTAGCACCTCTTTGGGCTTATCTTCTAAATTATAAAAGATCCTTTTTTCAGGCTTATAGCCTATGATGTTTTTAAAATGCTTTCCCGTTTGCTTGTTTTTCTTTAAGCTTATGCTACGCCTAAACTCGTCAAATTCATTATAAGCTTGAGCGGTGTCGCTTTTTTCAGGCTTTATTTTTTCAAGCCTTAAAATGATACTTGCCTCGTGTTCGCCTTTTTTACTCCCACTTGGGCTTTCAGGGTCGCTTTTGCTTGTTTGTATGATGAGCATTATAAAGATTTCTAAGCTATGGCAAAGTTTAGCAAGAGTAGAAAATTTTAAGCTTTCTGCTTGTTCTATGTTGGTAATTTTATGATGCGATCCTACTTCTAGCCTCATTTGTGAGTCTATTAAGAAAAACCTAACGCCCTTTTTATAAAGCCTTTTGATATTAGCCGCTACCTCGCTTATCTCATAGCCATCGTTAATGATGTAAAAATTATCAAAAGGGAGTTTTTTATTTTGCTTTTTTACGCTTTCTAAATAGCTATTTATCGTAAATTCAAAGCTAAAAAACGCAACCTTATTGCGTATGGCTAAATGCTCTAGCATTTGCAAACAAAGCGTGGTTTTACCGCTTTCTGCATCCCCACTGATAAGCATAAGTTGAGCCAACTCAAACCCCCCTTCAAAAGCATTGTCTATAAAATCAATGCTTGTAGAGTGCTTCATCATCAAAGGCTTGTCCTCGTAGTATTTAAGCCACTCATCAAGGGTTCTTAAATCCTCGACATTTGCCTCGTCCATTTCCTTGCTAAGTATGCTTAAATCCAAAAGCTCATTATTTAAACTCGCATGATTTAAGGCCTGTGCCATTTCGCCTTGCTTTTTGATTTTATAATTATGAGCTAAAAGCGGTGCTAAATCGCAAAAGAGAGGGTTGGGACTAAGGCTTATGATGTCTAAAAAATACCCGTCCTTTTTTTGAGCCTCGCTCACGCTTTCGCTAAAAACATTGAGGCTTAAAAGCCCTTTTTCCTTAAGCTTTAAGATGATTTGTATATACTCAATCGCACTTTTTGAAAACACCTTTAAGCTTGTTTTATCCAAAAATTCATCAATCTTTAAAGGGTATTCGATAAAGCTTCTTAAAAGCTCTTTTTCTAAATTTATGTTAGTATCCATACACCGCCCTTTTTCCTTTTTTTATTTACTTTTTAGCGGGGGAAGTAAATTCGCCAGCCCCAAGTTACGCCCACAACTTTCTAAGCCCACGCCGTGTGTTTTGCCTTAAATTCACTTTCCAAGAGAATTGCAAAAACTCACGCAATGAGACGCTTTGACCCTTTAGAAAAAACCCGTAAGGGTTTAAGTTTCTAAAGTGGGCAACCGCGTTGAATAAGGAGTTTTTGAATTCTCGCCTCAATCTGCCGAATAAGCACCTAAAAAAGCCTTTAAATTTCATCTTAAGCACCTCTAAACCCATTTTCAAGCCGCAAACCACTACACAGCCCAGCTTGGCAAATTATGAAAAGCCTTTTTTGAAAAATACCTTAGCAAGATTTGCGTTTCTTGCCAAAAGTATTTTTTACTATCATAATTTTTAAGCTTCGTGCTTCTTGCTTTCATTTCCACCCATTCTCTTAAGGCTTCTTTAAAGCAGTCTGTGAAATTTTTAAAATAGATAAATTGATTTTTACTTAGCATCAGGCTGTAAAAATTGTCCATAAAAGTCTCCGCCTCGTCGTTTAAATTCGCCTCTATAATGTTTAAAAGCTCTTCTATCTTGTCAAGTTCCCAAGGGCTTAGCCTTGCATTTTCATAGGCTTTTAAATTCAGCACAAAAGAAAAACCCCTCATCTAAGCTCTCCTAAAAATCCATTTAAAAAGACATTATTTGAGGCGATTTTTTGCATTTTTCTCTTTAAAGCTTCTTGCAAGATAGCATTTTTACTCATCTTGGTTTTTTTGCTTAAACGGCTTAAATTTCTCAATAAAGTCTTTTGCATTTTAAACTTCTTTTTTAGCTCTCTTTTTGCGTTTTTTGTTTTTGCATATCGCATTTAAGCTCCTTTAAATAATCTTTTAAAGCACCATTTACAAACCTAGCCACACTCATCTTTTCAAACTCCGCAAAAGTCTTAATCCTACTCCACTCTTCCTCACTAAAGCTAAAGCTAGGACTATCAATCTTAACACGCGGATTATTTTTGAAAAGATATGCCATTTCACGCACTCACAAGCATAAATTTACGCTCTTCTTTAATCCACTTAACACCGCAGCCATTGACCCTAACTCGGCTTAAGTCGTAATCCTCACGTCCATTGAAATTTGGCTCTTGCTCTAACACAGCTCTTAAAATAGCCTTTTCTTCCATTTCCTTACCAAGTCTAGTTTTAGGATATTTCTTTTTCAAAGCCTCTTTTTTAAAGCTAAAAAGCCCAGCCCAGCCGTTTTCAATGGCTCTATCAATTATCGCTATCACGCTTTCGTTTTGCTCTTTAAACTTGACGCATTTAGCTATAAGGGCGTTTTTACTAGCTATTTTTAACCTTGCTCCATTACTAGCCTTAAACTTAAACCACTCAATGAGCTTGTCTTTTTCTGCCTCGCTTAAATTCTTAAAATCTAGCTCTTGTTTATCTTGCATTTTTTTGGAGAAAAAATAAATTCGATTTTGGCAATTTTCCATTAGGTATAAATTCTTACTACGTAAGAATTCTTTCTTTATATGTGCGAACAAAAACGGCATGCGGGATTTTTTCGCATTTTTTGAAGTATCATTTTTAGGGCTTTTGAAAGGCTCAACCTCGCTCATCACGCCCATTTTTTCATTAGCACTTTTTGCAAACTCTTTATTTTCCACACTTTTTGCCACTTCATCTAGCTCTTCATTTTCCTCACATTTTTGCAAATTTTCTAAGCTTTCGTTTAGCTCTTCTTCGTCGTTATTGACAAAAATCACACTATAACCACGCTTAAATTTCCCAGCCTCATCTTTATGGATTATTTTAGAGATGATTTGCGCATCGATTAAGTCTTTTATAGCATTTTGCACAACCCTTACACTATAACCCATTTCATTAGCGATATGCTTTGCATTTACAACCCAATTTTCAGGCAAACTAGCCATAAATATAGCCACTAATTTCGCCTTATCATTTAAGTCTTTATGCTTTATGATGTCATTTGAGACTATTGTGAAATTATTTTTCAATTTTTGCTTAACTATCATCTTAAAACCCTCCTATTTTGAAATTCTTACTCGCTCTATAAAAAAGCACGATTTTTAGTCTATCCATACGACTTAAAAGCTCTACATTGATGTATTTGTATAGGCCACTTTTTAAATTTGTTATCTTATAAAAGCTCATTTTTTCTCCTTTTTTTTGAATTTACTTAGTAAATAATCCCAACTCCAAACAATAATTCCCGCTAAGAAAATGCTAACAGCCACAGAAAACCAAGCTAAGCTAAACCCAGCTAAAAACGATTCAACGTTCATTTAAAAACCCCCTTTTTGTGTTATACTTTCCTTTTTGAAAGGATATAAAATGGATATTTTCACAGCTTTTACGACCATAGAAACAAACGGCGACTTTTTTAAAGGCTTTATTTTTGGATTAATTACAGCCCTTATTTTGTGCTTTTTGTTTTTTAAGTCTTTATTTAAAGCCTTAGTCAAGCAAAATAATGAAGTCAGAGACAAAATCATAGAAAAAAATAATGAAGCCAATAAAATGCTTTTAAACGATGCTAAAGAAAGCATAAAAAAGCTTAAAGCCGACCTCGCTCTTTGTGATGAACAAAAAGAAGGCTTTAGGTTAAAATTATGGGAATTCCAAAATTCAAGTTTTAAATAAGCCACATCACACCTCATTTACTTTAGAAAAGAGAACTTGCTCTTCACGTGTATTGCTTACTATATCCTTAATGCGGCTTAGCTCATTTTTAAGCAAATTGTCAAAAAAGGCGATTTTTTGCATACTTAATTCGCTATTTTCCGCTTGTAAGATATTCCGCACTAGGCTATATAAAAGTGCATTGACAAACAAATCATTTAAAAACAACTCCTCCTCCTTATCCTTATGAAACACGCATAAATTTACCCACACTTCAAGCCGTCCTAATGCTTTGTTTTTGGGCTCTACGGCCACGCTTTGCATATTTGAAAAGCCCATTAAGTGCGTTGGGACATTATTATCTTTTAAATGCGCTTTGTAGTTTAAAAAGGGCAGATTTACGCCATTAAGCTTAGCTACAACGACCTTAAGCATAAGTTTTGGCAAGTGCAAAACATTATCATCTTCACTAAGCTTTTTTTCAAATTTACAGACATTCATCTCCAAATCACTTATAAGGATATTTTGCTCTTGATTGATACTTGCTAACAATTCCTCATCGCTAAATTTAAGATAAACGCCCTCATCTTTCAAACGCCTTCTTAGACGCTCCATTAATTCCGCAATTTTCATTTAAAACCCCCTTTTATGAAATCAAACATTGTGCAAACAAGCCCTATAATTACCCAACAAATAAGTGGGAACATCACTCCCACAGCTAAACCGCCCCAAAATTCATCACTCATTTTATTAACTCCTTTTTTGTTATAATCGCATTTTTAAAGAAAGGATTAAAAATGGATATTTTTACAGCTTTTGTAACCTTAGAAACAAGTGCAGATTTTTTTAAAGGCTTATTTTTAGGCACAGCCCTTACGGCTACCGCCTCTTTTTTTGTTATGAAATTTTTTACACGCCATTTAAGAGAACATAATGATGAGTTAAGACAAGAATTAAAAGACGCTAAAAATGAAACTAAGGCTTTTAAAGATGCCTTAATCAAACAACAAAATTTAGATATGATAGGCTCAATCTTTAAAGAAAAATAACTCATTGTTTTCCTTTAAAAAGAGACTTGATAAAATCATAAATATTTAAAATCCACAAGCCTATTCCAAAAGCAAAAGCCACACCAAAAACCCCACATAAAATCCCCACGATTAATTCCTCACTCATCTTAGCACCAACCTTACAAATAAATTTAAAGATTTATTAAGCCCTTTTTTAAACGCTTTAAAAATAAAGCTCACCAATTCCCACACGCCGTAAGTTAAAAGAAAAGCAATCCCAGGCATAGCCATACCCACGACCAAGCCCTGAAACAAATCCCCCCAGCTCATATTAATCCGCCTTTTGTTATAATTTCACTTTTAAAGAAAGGATTAAAAATGGACGCTATTTTGGATTTTGTGATTATTAGCTCAAGTTTAGATTTTTTTAAAGGCTTATTTTTAGGCTTAATTGTTAATGCGTATTTTGGCTTAAGCCTTTTTAAATTCCTAGTGAAGGAAAACCGCCTCATTAATGAAAAAATGCTCGAGAAAGATACATACATCAACGATAAATTACTCAAGCAAAGCAACGAGACGCGTGATAAGCTCTTAAGCGAAGCTAAAGAAAACATAAACGCTTTAAAAGCCGAGTTAGACCAAGCTAAAAAAGAGGCTAAAGCCTTTAAAGACGAGCTAATCAAACAACAAAATTTCGACTTCATTGGTAATATTTTCAAAGAAAAATAGCTCATTTTCTCCCCTTTTTAAAAAGATTTTTCACAAAATCCCAAATAATTTCCACCCATAAAGATAAACCAAACACCATTAAAACCATAAGAATTCCCCATAAAATCCCCATGATGAATTCCTGGCTCATATTAAGCCCTTTTTTAACTTCTCTACAAAAGCAAAAAGATTTAAATACGCCTTCATTAAGTTGCTTTTATCTCTAGCTATACGCCCACTTTTATGATGATGTTTGATTTTCAAAGCCTCAATAAAAGCATTTAAAAGCCTTTCAAGCTCCATAAAGCTCAAGCCCTTATGCTTTTTATTTTTCACTTTTAAAAGCTCATTAACGCCTTTAAAATAAGGCTTATTTTTCGCCTCATAAAAAGCCGTCCTCACGCTTGCACTTTGAAAAATATTACTTAAATAAAATCTAGTCATATTTATCCTTTTTTACCTATTTTTTTAATGTTCTTTTCATCGGCAAAATTGCGATTTTGCCTAAAAGAACCAAAACCTAAAGGCGTCCCCACCCTTTTGCTAACGCAAAAGCCCCGAATTTTGCCTTTTAAACTTGCTACACCTAAAGCCCAGCCCTTGCAACCCACTTTTAAGAAAATCAAAATCTTTCATAATGAGACGCTTTGACCCTTTAGAAAAAACCCGTAAGGGTTTAAGTTTCTAAAGTGGATAACCGCGCCTAAGTTGAAAGCGTTTTGATTTTCGCCTAAATGCACCCCTTTAGTAAAGATTTAAAATAAGCACCTAAAAAAGCCTTTAAATTTCATCTTAAGCACCCAAAGCCCATTAGCAAACTTTTCTAAGCTCAAATTCATCTTACACAGCCCTTACTTTTAAGAAAATTCCTGTTATCTCTTTATGGGTAATCTCCACTTTTAAAGCGTTTTCCATAAGCAACTCACACCCTATACAAAGCGGCTTAAACTCTATCACGCCGTTATAATTTGCCTCTTTAACTTGCTGTTTTAAAGCAGGGTTTTTGTCCATATTGAAATTAAAAATGAGACTTTTAAGGGCAGTTTTAGCACACTTATCACAGCTCATTTTTTGCTTATAATCATTAAAAACATAGTTTAAAAACATTTAAATCCTTTACCTTTTTTACCTACTTTCATCAGGCGAAGTAAATTCGCCAACCCAAATTTTGCCTTTTAAACTTGCTACACCCAAAGCCCACGCCGTGTCTTTGAATTTGCTTTTAAGAAATTTAAAGTTTTGCGTAATGAGGTAATTTAAGCCTTTAGAAAAGAAACGCCTTAAGCGTTTCAAGTTTCTAAAGTGCTTAACTCTTGCCGAATTAGCAAAGACTTTAAATTTCGCCTTAAATTCACTTTCCAAGAGAATTGCAAAAATTAGCGTAATGAAACGATTACGACCCTTTAGAAAAAACCCGTCAGGGTTTAAGTTTCTAAAGTGGGCAACCGCCCTATAAACAATTTTTGAATTCTCACTAATTCACTAAAAACCAAAAATCCCAAAGTCTTTAACCCACCCACAACGCAAAAACATTGCTTAAATACACAAAGGAAACAAGTTTAAAGACCCCACTTGTTCCCCTCAAACTAAGGCTTAAAAATCCTCCTCATTAATAAATTTCGCTCTTTCTTTTACGCTTTTATTAATCAGCCTTGCATATTTTGCATAAGTCATAGCCGAATTTGCGTGTCCTAGCATTCTGCGGCTTACCCACTCTACATCTTCGCCACGACTAAGCATTAAAGAGGCGAATGTATGCCTTGTCTCATAGAGCCGCATAGGCTTGGCATTTAGCTTGATTAAAAGCTCTTTGAAAAGAGTGTGTAAATTGCTATATTTTTCAAAAATAAAATCATCATCTTTTTTACCCTCGACTAGCTTAAGCATGACATTTTCAACGACCTTTAGCATGTCGATTGTTCTATAAGAAAACCTATTTTTAGGGGAGTTTGTTTCTTTTTTAGAAATCCTTGTTTTTCTAATGTGAATTTCTTTTTTAACAAAGTCTATATCTCCCTTTTTAAGAGCCAAAATTTCCCCCGTTCTAGCCCCAGTAAAAAAGGCTATGCTTAGATACTCCTTTAAAGGAGAGGGGGCATTTTTGATAAAGAGCGAAATTTCAGCATAATCAAGTGCCTCCTTTTGACTTCTTTCAAGCTCTGCCTCGTCCATTTTAAGGCGTGGCATTTTGATACTTATCGCCTCTCTTAAGCCCTCATCAACGCAGTAATTTATAAAGCGTTTCAAAAAGCTAAATCTAAGCTTTATGCTTGAATTTCGCATATTTTTCCCCTCACAAAAAAGGATAAATTTCACAATATGCCTTTTTTCAAAATCCTTAACACTGCGTAATTTTTCCGACTGAAAAAAGTCAATGATGATTTTTTGCAAGTTTTTATAAGACTTTTGCGTGCCTCTTTTATGCACGATAAAAGAATTAAAAAAGCCCTCAAGCTCCCCTCTTAAATCCTCGCTAAATATCGCCTTATAGTCTTTTTCTTCCCTTAAAAGCTTTTCGCAATAAAGGGCGTTTTCGTAGTCTATGAAGTCCTTGGCTAATTTTTTGATATAGGCTCTATTTTGCAAGATTAAGGGCGTGTTTTTCTTAAAAAACTCCCTTGCTTCCTTGCTATCCTTGACCCCACTAGCTAACCTTTCTCTAAGGCCGTTTTGCCTGATGTCTAAATAAAGCATTTTGCCTCTTGCGTAAGTATTAATCTCTCTCATTAATCCTCCTTGCTAAAAGCTGTTTTTCTTGCAAAAGAACATATAAAATTCTTTCAAAATCGCCTCTTAATTTAAGATTTTCAATATCAACACCTAATGCGGTCGAATTTTCCTTAACTTCATCTTTGTTTATTAATTCAATGAAATTATTTGAGAAACGAAACCCAATGCTTTCAAATCTTCTTAGCTTACGATACATTAAGCATACTATAAGATGAAAAAGCCCTTCTTTTCTTGTTTGTTTTCTTTCGGCTTTTGTTAAATAAACGTTAAAGGTATTTTCCACAAAATCCGCACATTCTGCTAGGTTTTCATCGCTAAAAGCCCCCTTAGTTTCTCTTAAAATCCTTACTTTTGCTCTTTCTAGCTCATACATCTTTTTCATTTTCTTTCCTTTGTGTAAAATTGCCTTTTCTAAAAGGCTTTTTAAATACTAGCAAATAGCACTTAAAAAGCTTTTCTACACGCAGGCCCTGGACTTCTCCCGCATAACTGCGACCGAAAATCCACACGACTTAAGCTTTCAAGCCCCACATAAATGCGGGGCAACTCTACTCAAACCCTTTTCAAAGAACTTTTCATAAGGCTAGGACTTACGCCTTTGCCACCTATGCTAAATTAAGCCCTTACGCTTTCTAAGCTTAAAAAGCCTTAGCTATTGAAAATCACCCGCATAAAGCCAACATTGCTTTTTAATGCTCTTTTCTAAGCTTTTTGCCTAATCAAGCCCAACGTTAGCGACCTTAAAGCCCAGCCCTAAACTTCGTCTGCATAAGCTTTAAATCACGCTTAAATACGCCCCGACCGCAAAGTCCGCACGGCTAAATAAAGCCGTCGTTTTACCGAGTTTGCGTGGCATAACGCTCCAGCCTTACACACCGCTTAAGCTACACACGCAGGCCCTGGACTTCTCCCGCATAAACGGCGATACACGCCCCACGACCCGCATAAAGTCACGTAAGGCTTAGGCTAAGCCGTTTTTACGCTCTAAAGCTGCCCACATAAGCGAAGTTTCAAGCTTAAGCTACAAGGACACAATTTAACAACCCAACAAAACTTAGTTTTTTTTCTAGCTTTTAGCCACATTTTAAGACACATAGCTGGGGATTTACCCTCCCCCTGCTATAATTTCAAAAAATCCTAAAAAGCTTTAATCACTGAAAACCCAAGCTTTGAACCAAAATGCTTTTTATAGGTTTTAAAAAAAATAAGGTTAAATTTAAAAAATGTTAAAAATAACACGCAAACTAAAGGATTTTGATGAGATAAATTTGACAATGCCATTTATGTTTTTGCAAAACAAAAATGTCGTATTTTTGCGACAAATTATCTTTTTTCAACCTTAAATTAAATTGTAATTTAATTAATATCAGCTTATGTTTCTTTGATTTAAAAAGTTTAAGATTTGTGGATAAGAAATGGAGTTTCTCAATTTCATTGTGCTAAAAGTATCTAGGTGGATACCTAATTTTCTTTAGCTATATCTTTTGTTTTTAAATTACGCCTACCTTCACTTGCTAAAATATCTTTTAATTTTTCGATCACTTTTGCATAAAAATTCCTTGATTTTAATTTCAAAGAATTTAAATATAAAATTGCAAAAAGAGAGGAAAAACTTTTGATTTGAAAGCTTATAAAAGTATTGTATATTTGTTAAAAAAGGATTTTTATGAATAGTAATGATATTTTCTTTTTTGGTGCGGGTTTTTCAAAATCTTTAATTGGTTCTTATCCAACTCTTGCTGAGTTATCAAATTCTTTAAAGAAAGAAAAGGATTTTATAAATGAAAATGAAGAAATCTACGAAGATAACTTGGAGCAGCTTTTAACTTATCTTATAACACCTTTACCTTTTAAAACAAAAGAGGATATTTTAAGAGATGAAGCTTCTTATATTGAAAAAATAGATAAGATAAATAATTATTTTATGGAATTACGAGGAAATACAACAATTGATCGGAACAATAATGATATTGTAATATTATCACAATATATTAATGAGAATAGA